CTTATGATAAGTAAAATGTGCGTGTTTTGTGATTATTTTTTTGCTATTTGGAAAAAGGCTAAAGCAATTCCTGCTATTGTTGATAAAACAACTATTGCTAAATATATGAATCGTCTTATTGCTTTTTTTGATCTTTGTTCATTTTCCAAGGCAATAATTTTTGTAACATTTGGGCACTTTATATAATGCTCGGTATCATTCTTCGACAATAATTCAATTTTCTCATACACATCATTAAAGGTGGTATTAACGTCTTTTTGAATTGTTTCTATTTTATCCTCCATTTTAGAAACTCTTCCATTTGTTTTTGTTGTTTGTTCTTTTATGGTCTGTAATTGCTCTTTAATAACATCAAATTTACCATCCGTTTTAGCATTTTGTGTTGATATTATTGAGCTTAACATTTCCCTGATTTCTTCTCTTTCCAGATGTGTCATGTGTTTATTTTTTATATCTATAAATAGTTTAAACTGACTGAAAAGTCGCTAAAACATAAAAAATATTTAACATAATAATTGAAAATTATTTTATGCTGGAGAAATTAAAATAATCAAAATACCAAGATTTCCCAGTTTTTAACTCAATTTGTTTTCTTTTAAATTTTGACTCAAGAATAATGTTTGGATAATTTTCGGAAATATGTGTTGTTTTCTGATATTATGTTGATATGCTTCCACGACGAAAAGACTTATTGATAAAACGATAAAATCTCTTTTAGATTATTTTATATCTGATTGGGAATATGACCAATAATAACCGTTTGCTTTCTTATTATTCTGACACCATCTTGATATTGTGGATTGATTTACATTTTCATGTTTCGATGCCTCAGAGGTGGATTCATATATTTTTATTAATTTGTTATTTAAATTTGTTTTATAAACCTTTTTGCATATAGCTTCTTTTTGTTTTTTAGATAATCCCGCATTTATTTTTGTTTCGCTTATTTTTATTTTTGTATCCAATGACCTTTCTTTTCCCAGCCAAAATTTGGGGGAATTAACGCTTAAATAGATTTTATCATCGTTGGTTTTAATTTTGCCGTATTTTTTTGCATCAGTGGTTCCAGCGCTTGCAATTCTTTTTTTCACCCAATGCTCATTTTGTTTAATACCTGAATGAGAATCGGACATTTTTTTTAATGTCTCCTCTGATGGCAAAGAGTTATTGCCGCCCAATTCAATGTTATAACCAAAATTCTTATTTAATGCGTTATATTTTTTTATATAAAATATTTCTTTTTCATTAAGCTCATAAATAGATGTTGCGTTATCAATAACACTAAATTCAAAAGAACCCCAACCATACTTGTTAAAAGCATTTAACAAATATGGGTTATATAATACATTTTTATTATATGCTTTTTTATATTCATAAATTCTTTTATTTAAAGTTCTGGTAGTTTGCCCAACATATACCTTGTTATTTGATTTATTTTTTATTAAATAAATTAATCCATATATTATAGAGTTATTTTCATTAAAATTTAGTTCATATTTTAATTTACCACAATTCCATATTTTTACGGAATTTTCTTTTACGTTGTTTTTAATTTCTTTAGTGATATCTATATTGTTGAAATATTTTGAGCCATATGTAAATTTATGGTATAATTCATTCGTGTTCTTTAAATAAATCTTGAAATCTGTTTTAATATGCTTATCCAATTTAAATTTATTATAAGCATATATATTATTTTCTTTATTTACAACATTTAAATCCGCATATGATATTATTTTTTTGGGCGAATAATCTAAAATAAATTTATTTAAAATCTTATTAAACAGCCCAACAACTATTAATCCTAATTTAACAGCAAATCTGGAAAGATCATATTCCCCCTCATTTAATATTCCGTTTAATTTACGTCTACCCTCAAAAGTCATGACAGCAATTAATTCGTCATCAAAATAGGTGCCATAAAATATTTGAGATTTATCAGTACCTTGTATGTGATTTTTATTTAAAAAAATATTTTTATCCGCATTTTCAATATGCTTTATAGTACATTCTCTGGCATTTATTTTTTTTTGATTTATGAATTTAAGTTTATTTATTTTATCTTGTATTATTTTTTTATGGTTTTTTAAATCATGGTAGGTATATATTATACAATTATCATAGTTTTTTAAATAATCTTCTTTTATTGTTATTAATTCACCCTTTTTTAAATTAATCATGTCATTTATATTTAAAAAAAGTATAACGGTATTATTAATTATTAGTTCTTTCATATATTTTATTAATTAATCTTAAAGTTCTTTTTGAGGGATATTGTGTTAAAAACGCACAATTTTTAGCCGCAGCATAATCTAATTCAAAATTAAATTGAGACTTGGTTATGTCTATGATAGTATTATTTATTTTGTTTTTTAAAAACCAATGTGTAATATTATCAATTTTTAAAACTGCTGGCCTATATATTAATTTATCATCATCAGATAATAAATAATACAATGCTTCCGTGGCAACATAACAATGGCCCGTAAGTTTAGACCTGTTCGGAATTTTTAAAAAAATTGGCTTTAAAAACGTATCATCTAAGCTATCTAGAATAACATCTATAATTTCGTCCATAATTAATATACGCCATATTTATGTATGCAAGACAAAGATAAAAAAAAGGGTCAGAATATCCAACCCTTTTAAGTATTTATTTTATTGGTTATTGAAGTAAACCAATTCCGAAAGTATATAAACCGTCGCAATAAATCCTACCGAAATAACGGTTAAGAACCATTTTCTTTGCATAACGAGTTATGATACCACGTATGGGTGTAAAATCGAACGGATTATACATTACTGGCGTTAACTGCATTGGCACGTATGGCGCGTATATGTAACCGGTTTCTAATATTGATGTTCCCTTATGGCCGATCAAAACAGTATTTGCGGGAGCGTATGGGTCACGATATACTAAATAACGTCCACTAAGTGTACCCACTTTTTCAATACCCATATTGTATTTGTCTTCTTCTGGAGCAGCAGTACTAACATGGAAATACTCAAGGTCGTCCATTACAGCACTAACTTCAGGAGAAACAACTACCCAAGAAGCACCACCACGAAGGGTAGATTTATGGATCTGAGCAGAAATCTGGTTGATCCTAGTTAATAAGGTCTGGTTCCAGTCTTTCTGAGTTCCCATATAGGCCGTGCTTTGTCTACGAAGACCATTATAGTCCCAACGAGTAGTCCAAGCAGCACCTCTACGCAAATCACGTAAAATTTCACGGTCAATCTCAGCAGCCATCTGTTCTGATAACAAAGCGGTTAACTCGGCTTCAGCATCGATGTTGTGGAAAGCACTAACGTCTTGTGCAAGCTCAGGAGTCCATTGTGATCTCATTTTACGAGTTTCAACAGAGACAGTTACTTGGTCAAGAACAAAAGTTACCTCAGCCATACGGCTATCTTCTTCAAGACTGCTATATGTGTTGTAACTGTAGTTAAATGTTAAACCAGTTGTTGCGCCAGTTAAAGGCTGATAACCATCAGTTCCAGGATAGCTTAAATCAACGATAAGATTAACGTTTCCGTTAACATCAACAATTGAATTACCATAGGTTTGAACCTTTACGTTAAACGGAACAGGATTACCCGCTGTAATAGACGCAGTTGTAAATGGCGATGGAGCATTAAGATTTACATTCGCGGTGATTGTTAAACCAGCCAAGAATGTTTCAGTGTCCATCGGAGAACCTTGTGGGCCTAATAATTTGCCATCATGTCCAGTGGTTATACCACCAACGATTACATAAGCAATTTTATCCCCAGTAGTATATGAACTTGCAAAAGATGTCACACCAGTTACTGCTGTAATCTGACCTCTTGAATTGTCGAACAACGATGTGCCTTCATTGTCGTATGATGTTGCATAAAATGCGTCATACAATGAATTTGTTTGGAACGATGGTTGATCGCCAGCAGGAGCTGCTGCTTGATGTTCAGCTGCATTTTCATATGCGCCAGCAGGAGATTTCTTTCCATAAATGTCATTGGTGCTGGTTTTTGGATTGATGTAGTACAATTTACCAATAGGTAAGTTAAGTGCTTGGATAGAGACGATGTCGTTTGCAAGCAATTTAGCGAATACCCTACGAATAACAGGGAACGCTACGGTTTCGAACTGACCAGACGATGAAGACTCTGTGGCTTCATTAATCATATAAGATAACTGATTCTCAAATAACTGAGCGCAGTTTTCTTTAAGATTGCCAGTCAATCCTTTTAACAAACCGATTTTTTCCCAACGGTTTGTTGTAATTTCTCTTTGTTCGCGAAGCTGTTTTAAACCAATATTACCAACTTCGGTACTTTCTGTTAAAAATCCCATAATTTTTTTTAAATTTTAATATCTTTATTTTTTATTTTTGCCTCTTATTTTCTTCCTCTATTTTCGACATAATCGATGTTCTTTAGTATTTTAGCTAAATGGTCATCATTTGTGTACGATGTTCTTTCCACTACCTCATCCAATTTTTGTTTTGAAGATGGTGTTATCGAGGCTGACAGCCTGTCTTCAAACGATTCAGAAACAAGCTTTTTCGGGTTCTTCATTTCCGCAAGAACTGATTTGTACTTTTTCTGCGATTCGGTAATATCATCAATACCCTTAAAGTCGTTGATGATTTTAATTTTATCTTGTTGAGTCAATGCCAATTCTTCGTTAATCAAAATATTGTTAACATGTGCCAGATTAGTATTGAATACTGCCATTTCTTTCAACTGCACCCTATATTTGGAAAGTGCTGTTTTATATTGGTCAATAAGGGATGTTGCTGATTCACTAAGTTTTTTTGCGTCGTTTAACTTTTTTGTTAACTCTTTATTTTCCTTAATGAGTGCTTTTAATTTTATTTTAGATTCCTTCACGTAATTCGGGGATTGATCCTGTTCGCCAGTACTCAAATTATCATAACTTGGAAGATGTCTTCCAGTGTTATTTCTTCGAGCGCTATAAGATAAACCGTGCCCTTCATCAACTTCAGGCTCATTGTCAAATTTAAGGATTTCGTCGATTTCATCATCAGATGGAAGATTTGTATCATCTTCAAAATTATCATCGGATAAATTTAATTCAGAAACATCAAATTCGCCATCAGCAACTTTTTCGCCGTCTTCAGCACCTAAATCATCAACCTCACCAGCATTGTCGTCGGAACCACTAAGACTACCGATAATTATATCTAACCTGTCTCTAAGTTCTTTTAATTCTTGCTCAATATTTTCTCCGCCTTCTACTTCGCCATCTACTTCACCCGTATCAACATCGGAATCAACATCGACATTACTAAGGTCATCATCAAAAGATGATAATTCTTTGTCGATTTCTTCCATAGTCATATACGGATCAGTTTCTTCACGATCAACGGTGTAATCGCCATTGTCATTTCTTTCTGTTTCATAAGCGCCTTCGCTGATAACTTTTCTATCAGTTACTTTCGTCTTTTCTTTTGTACCATCGGTTTCTTTTTTCATAACAGAATTTTTTGTTTTGTCATTGTCTGAATTAACAGACTCTTTAATATTTTCAACATTATCTGAAGTTTCAGATTCTTTTGTTGGCTTTTTATTTTTATGTATTTCTTCTTTGATCAATTCATTAAATCTACCCGAAAATTCTTCAGCCAATTTATTCTTAGCATTTTTATCGGAAGCCTCTTTTAAGCTTTCATAATCAGCCAACGCTTCTTTTAATATAGATTTGTCGTTTTTCATATTTTCTATTTATCTTAATTATTTAATAATTTACTAATAAATACACAACAATTCTAAAAAGTGTATAAATTCTATAAAATATTTTTCCATTCTAAAAATTTATTCATAGCTTTTAATAGCTTATTTTCACTTTCTGCTAAGGTTGTACTATCAATAGATACTTTTTTTGAATCGTGTTTTGGGAATAAATAACCGCCAGGGGTACTCGGAGATTCAACCAAGTCGAATCCAATTAATTCAAAATCGTTTTGAACATAATTTTCGCCCTGCATTTCTTTTAATGTTCCAACACCTCTTGAAGAAATTCCTATTTTTATTTTATTTTGAATGTAAAACAAAATTTTATCGCCTGGCATAGAAACTATACCAAGTTTAATAAATCCTGGAGTAACCAATAATTTTATTTCGCCATATAAAACATTTTCATCATCGCCCTTTCCCCACCACATTTTTGTTATCATATGTGAGAGATTTGCTAATGAAATGGTGGAATTTTCTGGGTGATCTGTCTCACCCACAGCACTATTAGCTTGAACTTTATTTTGGTATTCTTCTACTTGTGGAACTAATATTTCTTTAGGGTATATTCTACCATTTTTATTTTTTACGCCCCATTTTTGTAAAATACATGTTATTAATATGGGTTCATTTTCTTTAAACTGAAAATTTTCTGATAGATATTCTTTATTTAAATCGTGTGAAATATAGCCAGCGTCGTGCTCAACAAGTATGCCAAATCCGCTTTCACCTTTTCTTAATATTTTGCTCATTAATATACTATTTCAATATAAATAGTATAGAATAGAATTAAAGTTATAATTTAGATAAAAAACTATTTATTTAAAAAGACGCCAAATGAATACAGTTAATCTAGCAACGGTAAATATGGTTGATCCAAACAATTTAAAGGGTAGTTTGGGGCCAAACAATGCAACACCCCAATATGAAAATATGCACATATTTGCTGAATTAACAGCACAAGGCAGGGATAGATCCGTTGTAACTACAGGACAATTTGATAGAGTAACTAATTTAGTCACCACTAATGGCTCCAAAACAAAAGTAAATTTTATGGGGGCAAATGCTGATAATAATTTTACAACTAATTGGTATTTTGGAAGTACGCCATCAAATATATCAAATAGAGAAGCTTTTGGAATATCGTCAATAAAAACGGAAATAAATGCATCTTTTATACCACAAATAAGTATTAAATTTGTAGATATTCGTGGATTATCTTTTTTTAATAATCAAGATTCACCATATAGAATTTTATTTGATTTTCCTCCGCCAATATTTAATTTAACGATAAAGGGTTTCTACGGAAAAGCTTTAACATATCAAATACATTTAGTTAAATATACTTCTGAATTTGAATCCGATTCAGGCAATTTTGTTATTGATGCAGAATTTGTTGCGATGACATATGCTCCGCTAACAGATGTTTTGTTTCAATATTCAATGAAATTTAGATTATTAGATCTCAATGCAACGGTTGATGCTAACCGTGCAACAGCTCCATTAAATACAATCTCTTTGATAAAACGTGTGGAAATGTTGAATAGCGCACTTCCTAATACCGTATCGGCATCCACAAAGAAAGTTGATGCTTTAACAAAAAAGGCACAACAAATTAATAATGCCATTTCTCTCTTAAATGAATATAAAGACGAGACAATTTCATATTTTAAATCCACTGGAAGAGCATATTTGTATATTAATAATGACCCATCGATTTTAAATGTGCCTGGGTCAACAGTTGGATTGGGAGGTTTATATAATTATGTTAATAGCACAGATATAAAATTTTCAATTTTACAAGACATTAATCAATATAAAAGTGGTTTATTAGTAAACAATAAAACACGGTTGTATATTGGATTTGAAGTCGGTTTAGGCTCTAATTTGGAAATTACAAATGATCCAAGCAACCCAAACGATTATAGGTATAAATGGTATAATGCATTATCTGGATTTAGTTCGTATTTGAATGGAAAATTATCACAGACTTATGGAGTAACAATTCAACAACCAATATATGTTACGGCACCCAGTATTAATTTTAAAAATGTTTATCAGGCATATTACATTGTTATTGATATAACAGACATGTATAATAAATTAATTGCCGCACAAAATACAACGAATAATGATTTAATTGATGCAAAAAAATCATTAAGAACATTGATTAATTCAACAACACAATCTATGCTAGGAATGATTCCTACAATATATAATGTTTTTAAAATTTTAATGGATGATGTTGATTTCTTTTTTACAACAATGAGAAAATGTGCTAATTCTGCTCAAGGCAACTATAAAAAAACAGGAGTAAAAAATATAATACTTGGTTCCTCAAACGAAGATAAAAATAAGGATATATATCCTTTCCCTTTAATTTATGACGGAGCAAAAAAAATAAGAACATCACCAATAGCCCTAAATAAAACATTGCCAAACGATTCAAAACTGCCAGAATTACAATTAGTTTATGATTTCATAGAAACATATAAAAAATTAAAAGATTATGAAAAAACTCTTTTGGGAAAAACATCGATAAATTCAAATGGTAATAATTTATGGATACCATTCACTTCAGCAGACACTGTTTTAAATCCTAGCGTTACAAGCCCAGCGCCATATAGTGATACGGATATAAACAACATTTTCTCAATATTACTTAGAAGATTCTACGTGTTATCACAAAGTTCAGTAAATGCGAGTATTGCATCAAGCAATACTTATATGAAATATTTTGGAGAAGCCGAGGCTGTAAACATAATTAATTTCGTTACAAATACAAATAATATTGATAAATTAACTGCATTTTTTAATGGCAATAATATTAGCACAGGCGATGATTTAATAGTATATTTAACCAAAACAAATCCAAATTATGATAAAGAATTTCCAAGTTTATATAACAATAGTACATTACAGCCAATAAATTTGGGAGGGTATTATGCTTTTTTGGAACGCGACGTTGAAACAAGCCCAATTACTGGTAATTTTATTGGCTTTGACATTTACTTTAATAAAATAAATGAAAGAATTGCGGGATCTGATTCATCTACAGATCCGATAGACAATTTATTAAACGAGTTAAAGGGAATTTTTACCAACAATCATTTTCCAGTTCCAGTAAAATTTACATCGCAAAACCTATTATTTTTTGATGATGATAAAGATTCAACTGAGACTAATTCAAAATTTTTCTTTAGATTGGACAATTTAAATTATGCCAATCCAACAATTGATCTTGATCCTCAAATAGTATATTCAGATTTTAACAATCAGTGGATTTATAGTTTGACTTATTACGGCTATAATTTATCTCAGAACAATTTAATATACTTAAACAATAATTTATTGGTGACCGTATTATTATCTTTTTTCGGCAGAACTCGCTCAATGTTTGATGGCAAAATGAATAATATATTCACAAACTCTTCGGTTATTCAAGTGCCCGTTTTTTTTATATATTATATTGGCGCATTGTTATCTTTAAGTGATTCAGATAAAAAAATCATTATAGATTTTTTAAATAATAATACAAAATACGGATCTAAATCAATATCTGAAGATATTGATAATTGCTATAAATACTTAAGCATAACAGATAAAAATACTTTTATAAATCAATACACAGATTTTATGAATCTTAGGGGTATTAATTTAATATTGGAAGTTAAAGCATTAATTGGTGGGGCAACTGAAATTAAAGATGAAGATACTCTAAAAACATATTATAAAGACAACATACCATTTAATAATAATATAGGAGAATTATCGACTAGAGTATATTTAATAATATATAACAGTATAGCCTTTAAAATGGCTGACAAAAATAACGATTTACAAACTTATGGGCCATACGCATCAATATCAGCCAGTAAAACATCTTTTTTTACTGGCTTTGTTGGAAAAATGAGATCATTACTACCACAAGCTAAAGATGCAAAAAAGAAAGAAGATGAAAAATATGAAAATTATGTAAATTCAGAGAATATTGTTTCCGAAACATATTATTCGTTTAAAAACATAAACGACAGATGGATATCTGGATTAAATTTTACAGCTGAAGGATATCCGTTTAACGAACCAGGGAAAAGCCTTATAGACATGTTTGCCTTTGTTGATCGAAGCATGAACCCGATAGGAAACACTGTTTTAGACATCAGTTGTTTAAAAGATTTACAAAATAATATGGATGCGTCCATATTTACAGTAATATCAACACTTTTATCAACAAATGGATTCGAATTTTTTCCAATACAAAACTTTATGACCATAACCGATGATGAATGGGCCAAGGAATGCTTTGGTGTCAGTATTGGAAATATAAAAAATACGAGTCCCGCTTTCGTTTGTATGTATATTGGCGGAACTTCAAACTATTTAACAAATAGTGATAATTACGGCAGTGGCGGAAATGATGGTGGCGATGGTATTTTAGATTTAACAAAAAATATTTATAACGACACCAATTTGGATAATAATATTCAGGCAAATTCATCTTTTGGCGGATGGAATAAGATAAAAGCATTCAAGGTTAAATTTGGCCCTCAAAATCAAAGTATGTTCACGAGCATAAAAATTGATAGTAAAGAATATCCAGAAACGAATGAATCATTACAAATTTTAGCGAAAATAGCTGGAGATAACACTGTGCCAGCACCAGTGCCAGTAGGACAAAATCTATTTAATTTATATGAAAATAGAGCGTATAAAATAACTGTAAATGGATTAGGCAATGCAATGATTCAGCCAACGCAATATTTTCAATTGGAAAGTGTTCCTATGTATAATGGGGCATATATTATATTAGGGGTAGAACACAACATAGCTGAAAATTTTATGACAACACAATTCAATGGAGTGAAAATTTTAAAATATCCAATACCAAGAATTTTAGACCCTTATGCATTATTCGGATATACTGGAGATGTTTTATCAAATTCTGATTTAAATGCTGGATTATCAGTTAGTCCAGCAAATGTACCATTAACAAATTATATTAAACATAATTCAATGTATTCATACAAAATTAATCCCAAAACAACAGAAATATCCGATATGGGAAAAAATTTTATAAGAGATAAATGTGCACAAAATGCATCGAGCGGTAAATTATTTACTTATAAATACGCCGATATAAATCCAACTCCTTTATATCCAAATGATCCAAATCCTATATCAACAATAACCGCAATTCCTTATTATTATAGAGACGGCATAGCAACCCATATACCAATAACAAACGCAAAAGAAGCCGCTGATGCTTTAATATATTTATATACTAAATACAGCGTTAAGTATAATTTAGACCCTAATATTATTGCAGCCCAAGGAGCTTGGGAATCTGTATTTTATCGCTTTGCCGCCTTTAATGTTTCCGATGGATATTTAAATGCTGTAGGAATATCTCAAATCGTTAGATCAACACTCCAAGATTTAATTAATAACGTTTATAACATAAGTCCAATAATAACTTCGGACGAAAGACAGTTAATATTAAATGGATTAAAAACTCCATTGCGAATAAATAATGCTGATAAAACGCATAAAAATAATCAACAAACAAGTCTTCATGATGATACTGACAATATATTAATACTTCAAAACGCAATAAATAATCCAGAACTTATGATAAAGACGCAATGTATGTATATGAGATATTTAGCTGATCAATGTGGATATTTATTATCATCTACTCTTGCGGCATATTATCGACCAGCATCTAAATCAACAAACTACAATACAACAATAAGTAAAATTATATCAAAAAATGTAGATCCTAAAAATGCTGAAGAGTATGTTTATAATATATTTACTATTCTGGATAATAATTTTTTTAGAGATAAATCAATTTTGGCAATGACTAAACCCTTTGATCCTAGTAAAACAAATTTAGCATAAAAAATGCCCCTCATCTTAAGGGGCATTTTACAAAAATTAAACCATGAAAAGCGCATGCAAATTTTCGCGCAAAATTAAAGTATATCAGTTTTTAGTTCATATAGCCTTACAATATCGTCATTAAATGTTTTTTCCGAGTATTTCATTTCGGAAAGCTTATTTATGGTTATGGCTATTTTGTCACTGATTTTATCATCAGAAGCATTTTTCAACATTGCTATATTTTCATTGATCATTTCTTTAAACAGCTCTTTCTTGTCTTCGCAGTGTATTACTCTTTTTAAAAATTCATTATCAGACTCATTTAAGTCCGAGTATTTCTCATTGAACTTGTTTATGGCTATTTCAATAACCTCATCAACGTATTGTTCTTCAATAACATTCGCGTTGTTTTTCTCCTTTTTTACGTGGTTTATGACGAAATCTAATGATTCGTGTATTAAATTAACATCAACGTCGGAACTAACCTTTAACGATTCTTGGATTAGATTACCAATAGCTTCATATAAATTCAGCCTATATTTATCAACGTTTTTTATATCGTCTTTTTTTACAAACTTTTTTAATTTATTATGAACTTCGTTCAACTCTTGAACGGTAAATGTTTCAAATAATTTTATATTATTATCAATATATCTGATTGCTTTTATATCTTCGGAGATATATTTATTTTCTATGTTTTCAAAAACGTTAAATTCCAATTGTAATAGGTCAGATTCATTAAGAATATTGAAAATATCAGCAATAACATCCTTATTTTCATTTAAATTGTTTTTCACAATTTTATTTGATACGACCAAATTGGCAATTCCGATATTAATATTGTTCATATTTGATATTTAATTTTTATATAAATACAGTCGAGATTTCAATTGTTATTAAATGTTTATTTTTTTGTAGGGATAAAGACATCATCTTCTTGGAATTTATAATCAAAATCATCCATATCTTTATCCTCTTTTTAAAACTTTTCAGCAATCTTTTTAAGATATGTATCAAGTTCATCGTCAGGAATATTGATAAAATTAATTGTAAATATCCTTTTTTCTCCATTGTTTTCAATAATATTATAAAAATTATCCATAGTTTTATTCCATTAATTTTTTTACAAATTCAGTAACATCATCATTCCCATCATTAATTAATTCATCGATTTCTTTAATCATGCTTTCTGTGGCGCCATTAACTTTGTTCAGTTCTGTTTCTGTTATGATCTTCACTCTAGAATCGGCTTTAATTTTTTCGCCGTACACCAATTCATTAACATAACTATCAAATTCTTCATCAGTTAATGGTGGTTTATTTCTAAAATTCTTTTTGCCTTTTCTTAAATATCCTTCAGCAGTCATTGGTGGTAATTCACCACCACCTCCAGCTGGTGCTCCGCCACCGCCAATTGGCGCTCCACCCATTGGTGCTTCGCCACCCACTGGAGCGCCACCCATTGGTGCTCCGCCCATAGGTGCCTGTGGAAGAGTTGACCCACTGGCAGGAACAGTTCCGCCACTACCATAACGTGCATCGATATCTGCAAATAATCCACTTTTCTTTATAAGAACTGGAGCGTCTGCAAATTCTTGCATAACAACCTTTTCCATTTTCTGTTGTTTAAGGTCTTCAACAATTTGTTTATCGCTCATGTTGAATATTAATCTTTTTGCCCCAGTATGTGACATAGCAGCAATACCATTTTCAGAACGTGTTAATTCTGTGTAGGTTTGTGCCTTATTCCTCATTGTTTCAGCGTTTTGTATTTCCAATTGGCTGGAAGGATTGGATAATGCCAATGTAAAATCATTCCAATCTTCGGTGCCATAACCCATAAGGTATAAATGAATCATGCCCATTTTGGTCAATTCCTGAACCATTGATTTTTGAACTCTATTTACCTTTTTAGCAAATCTTACGTCAAACTGTGCAACGTTTTTTCCACCACCAGTAGCATCCTGAAATGATAAAAATGGTTTTGGGATTCCAAGACCGACAAATAAATTATCACGCAGATACTCAATATCATGGATGTCATTTAGGTTCGAATTTTTAGTAAAAACACCGCAAGTTAAAGCAAAATTATGATAATTGTGGAACTCTTCATTACCGTCGATAGTGATGGTTCCTGTATCTTGTTTTTCGGTTAAATATTCGATTGAAACAATAGTATGATTGTAGCATGGCACATTTTCAATAAAATGAGACCAATCATTATAATTATAATATCTTATTAATTTTAAAACATTTTTCCTTGTAAATTTTGTAAACGATTTATAAAATGGCTTATTTTTATTTAATTCGATAAATATTGTTTTAAAGGCATTAAATTCGGTGTTTATATGATTAACAAAGGATTCTAATCGATCATCATTTTCTTTTACAAACTCAATTAAATACT